TGATGGTATGAGAGAAACAATAATGAAATCATATCACTACATATACTCTGGCAGGAACGATCAAATTACAGATTGTAGGATACAATATAATGCAGGACATTCATTATTGTTAGCGCCTGCGGGCGGAGCAGTAGGCGAATTTAGCACAACGCAATCGCAAACACTGGCCAGTAATCTTTCACCAGAAGAGCAACGAGCCGCTGATCAACAAGCCTCTCAGAAAAAAGAAGAAGAACAGAGAAAAGCATTAAACGATATTAAGAAAAATCTAGGAGATGATGATATCACAGCATTAGGGTCATTATTAGGTTTTAGTTCAGCAGATGTTGCTGATATACTTGAAAATAGGTCAGGAACTAACGCACGAATATTAGCAACAGTTTTAGCAGATAGCCAATTTAATCAAGCAATTAATAATGCTCAACAGCAACAAGCAAAATACACAACCAGTGATAGTTACGAGCAAATCGATGGTGGCGATTATTTAAACGAGCCAAGTGGTTATCAATATAGTGAAGATATAATTTCAGGTGCAACTTTAAGAGATAATATGGATAATGCAGTGTCTTTAGCAGGCGCAAGACAGCAAGTTGCAGACCTTCGTCGTTCTTTTGCGAGAGCACAAGAAGACGGTGATAGTTTTGATGTTAATAATCCTAACCCAGACGAAGCAGGAGACAATGTACAAAGCAGTAACTTCCAGGGAATGGTAACCAACCCAACAGAAAGTGCAACATTTGATGGTAGTCCTAAAAACACAATATTTGGATATCTCATGCAAGCACATGGTGCAACTGATTTTCTAGTAACATTAGATTTAGGTATAAAAGGTGATCCATGGTACTTAGGACCAACTAATACAGGTGCAGAAGTTGTTAGATATTTGGCTGGCCCAGTTAAAGAGAAAAAATCTAATCCTAATAATGCTGTGTATGACATTGATGAGAACTATATACTATTTGATTTACAGACTCCAAGGCTGTTTGATTTTAATACTGCTGACGAAGATGAAAATACAGGTTATTGGAAACCACAAGGAACTAGTTATTTTGTGAGTGGGTGTTATAGGCTAGTAAAAGTTGTTAGCAGTTTCAGTAATGGATTATTTAGACAGGAACTGGATTTAAATAAAATGCCTCCTATCAGATTAAGTCAGTTAGAAAGAACACCACCTCAAACACAAGTAGAAGAGTAATATGGGTTACAACGCAAATTTAAATAAACAGAGCAATAAGAATCCTAGGCAAAAAATACAGGAACTTAAAGATCCTACCTACGGAATTTTTATGGGCGAAGTTATATCTACTGTGGATGTTAGCAGAACAGGACGATTACAAGTATTTGTTCCTGCATTATCTCAAGACAGCCAAACCAAAACAGGATACTTTGAAGCAATTTGGAGCTCACCGTTTGCTGGAACAACAGACCCACAAGCAGTTGGTGCAGATTTAGAAAACCCTGAACAAACAAGTCAAACATATGGTATGTGGATGATACCACCAGATATAGGAACACATGTGCTTGTAGCCTTTGGTGATGGTAACATGAAGTTTCCTATTATCATAAGTTGTTTGTTCCATGATAGACATAATCATATGGTACCGGGCATGCCTGGCAGTGCTACATTCCAGGTAGGCAGTGAGTTGCTACCGTCATTAGAAAGAAACAAAAAAACATCGCAACAAACATTTAATGATGTTGTAAGGCCTATTGCACATACATTAGCAGAAGGTATTGTTAAACAAGGTTTGATGTACGATACCGTAAGAGGTGTATCTACTAGTGGTGCAAGAAGAGAATCTCCAAGTGAAGTATTTGGTATATTAACTCCGGTCCTAGAGATCCAATTAAACCAAATTATAGAACTGGCGGACATCAATTTATAATGGACGACAGTTTACAAAGTAGAAACATTAGATTGAGAACTGCAAAAGGCCATCAAATTTTAATGGATGACAGTGAAAATATCATGTACTTTATTACTAACAACGGTAAAGTTTGGTTAGAATTTGATCAAAAAGGTGCTGTACATCTGTATGCAGAAGCAGGCATACACTTTAGAACAAAAGGCGATTTTAATCTGAGAGCAGATAAAAATATTAACATTGAAGCAGGCCAAGACATACTTATGAAAGCGGCAGGTGATTACACTGATGAATATGCTGGATCATCAGAACTTGGTTCACCGCCTACAGGCATTGGCGGCAATCTTTTATTTGAATCACAACTAGAAACAAGATTTGCATCGTCCGCAAGTATCTTTGCAACATCAGCCTCAGGCGATATACACTTAAATTCTGCAGGTGTAGCAAACATGCAATCTGGAACTGCTATAAACTTAAAAACACCAGGACCAATAAATTTACAGACCGATGATAAACTCAGCGAAAAAGCAGGCGGTGATGTTGTTATAGAAAGTGGCGGAAACATTGTAGAAAAAGCCAGTAAAGTTTTAATGAACAGTGGTGGTGGAAGTGCAAATGATGCATCAGATGCAACAACAATAGGCGGCTTGCTAACAAGAACATTTTTAGATCAACCTGTTGGAGAAATACCGTACGAGAAAGATAGTGATAATGTTTTGCCAACAGGTGGTGTTAGAGATGGCACAGCACCATCAGTTGTAAGTATTGTAACAGAATTTATGACGGCTGAACCATGGGGAGGCCATGCAATGGGCGACCCAAGAACAAGTGGTGCACCAGGATCGCAACCATCAAATCCAGCGGCCGCAAACGGACAGCCAGTAGCATCATCAGGAACAGCGGACACAAACGGTAATCCAATACCAGCATCATTAAATAGTCCATCCGGTTTTCAGCAAGGTGTAAGTTACCAAGGGTTTAATAATCCAATGTATAATCCAGCAGTGCAAGTTCCCAGTAATTGGACTAGGGCACAGAATAAAAATTTAAATAGATCGTTAGTATCTCCAAACATAGCAAAAGCATTGGCAACTTCTATACCAGCAGTTAGAAGTGCTACACTTACACCAGATAAGGCATTATTAATAGGCTCAACCACAAGATTAAATGGTTTAGACGCAGACTTAAAACAGATCGCACTAGGTCCACAAGGAGAACGACTTAGTTCAAGCAATGCTGATGTTGCAGTTCTTAGGGACAAAGTTAAAAAGTTAAATGCTCTCTCAGCAGATACCGATCCTGCTGATATAAAAAAATCTTATGACTTAATGGGTGTTAGTAAAGTAGAAAATGTTGGTATTGTGACTTATATGGATAAACAGTCTGGCATAAGTATAAATGACTTTACAAATGCTGAACATTTAACAGACAGTCAAAACATACAATTGATTAGAGCAGACTTTGCCGCAACATCAACAGAAGTGAGATCTTTAATTAGTCCAGTCAAACCTGACGGCACTGAACTTTTAGTATCCGATAACCAAGTAGCCGCTTTAACCAGCATGGCTATGCACATTGGAGTCCAAGGAACGGATGGCAACACTGGATTAGCAGGTAGTAAAGCATTAGCACTTACAAACGCAGGCGATTTTCAAAAAGTTCCAAAAGCAATGCTTGAATTTTCATACGGCCCAAGTGTTAACGGGTCGACACCTCAACAAAGGCCAGACTTTTATTATCGTAGATTATTCGAAGGAGAGTTATTTCAAACTCCTGATTATATACCTTTACCTGATTATGGTGATAGAAATGTTTCTTGGCAACAACAAGCATTAGATTTAAGAAACATGAGAAATAGTGTTTTAGGTTTCAGTGCAACACCTGCAACACTGTACAACCCAAACAATACTGGGTCGACTACAGATTCAGAATCTGCTTAAAGCTCTTTGCTATTTAAAAGTCTTTGTAAATCTGAAATTTTCACATACGCTCTGTATTTCTGATCTTGTTCTTCCGCAACACTTCTTTTAAGCATATCTATTTCTGCTTTTAAAGCATGTATAAGTTTAAGTTGATCACAAAGTTCTAGTCGTAGTTCTTCTTCCAGTGTGTTGTTAAGATTGAGATTTTGGCTCACAATTTTCCTCGAATATACATTTAGTTAATAACTCTGTTGCAGTATTATTTAACAAAATTCCGCTATGTCCAGCCTCAATAAAGAAATTTTCGCTGTTTTTGAATAGAGGCGGTGTAGCACTTTGGCTACTAACACTTACCATGCCGTCATTGGCTTGACTGCCCATACCGGCAACAGGATTGCCACCTCGAGTACAAACAATGTTAGTATGCATACCGTTAAACTTTTTAGATTGCAGTAAATTTAAAACATCAGCACCTGGCCTAGTGTTTTGGAACATTTTCGAGTTTCTAAAAAAATAACCAAAAATTCTAGCAACAGGTGTGCCTTGCCACGGTGTAGCAATAGTAACTAGGTGTTTAACTTGGCTGGGATTAATGGCACTATACCAAGCACCAATTAATCCGCCAAAACTGTGGCCGACCACCGTGATAGGTTCATCACCTAGTTCACGGCGGACCTTTCTAGTCACAGAGTCCACAACATCAAAAGGATCTTCATCCATATCATACATAGGTGCTATGCTGTCATGTTTTGGCAAAATTAATTTATAATAATTAAAATTATCAGGCGAAGCATTAGCACCATGTAGATATAAGATTTTAGACATTCTTGATAAGTTTCTCCATCTCTACAAATTCCTGTGGCTTAACATGTTTATCGTAGCCATAGTGACCTGCAAAGTAAATAGTGTCAAAAAGAACAAACTTTTTGTTAACACTATCATAGATTCCAAACTGTGCATACTTCTGCTTGGTAGCAGACATTGTATGGAACCTCTTAAAGTTAAGTTTTTTGTTAGCAACATCGGCTAACACACAAATACGATCAAACTCATTTTTGATCTTGAACATTTAATTGTTCCTCTTGTTAGTAAAAATAACAGTTGTATTTACTACAACATTGCTTATTATACACACTTTTTACGCCCTGTCAACCACTTTTTCTTTAATTAAAACTATAGTTAATGATTATGATAAATACTTGTATGGCAACAGTATTCAAAGGATTCAATACAGTAGACAATATTAGGGCACCATATACTCTTACAGATATAGAATTGGTGAAAAGAGATCTACTGAATGAATTTTACACCAAGAAAGGCGAGCGAGTAATGAGACCGGATTTTGGTTGTATTGTTCATGACTTGCTAATGAATCCTGAGGATCTAGTTACAGATAATGAAATTAGAGAAGATATAGAAAGAATTATAGAAAAAGAAACAAGAGTTGAATTGCGAGATATTAAGATGCTACGAACTGACCATTCTATTAGAGTAGAAGTAGCATTAAACTTTGTTTACTTAAACGCAGAAGATGCACTGTATCTTGAGTTTACAAGAGAGAATTAAAAATGGCTTTAGTTAATAGACAGAATAATTTATTTGCGGCAGAAGATTGGAAAGTTGCATATAAAGCATTTAGCCAGGTTGATTTCCAGGCGTATGATTTTGACACCATTAAAAATGCTCTAGTCGATTATATCAAAACAAACTTTCCTGAAAACTTTAACGACTACACAGAAAGTTCTGAGTTTATTGCTATCATTGAAATGCTGGCGTTTATATCTCAGTCACTGGCATTCAGAATGGATCTCAACAGCAGAGAAAACTTTTTAGAAACTGCTGAAAGACGCGACTCTGTTTTTAAACTTGCAAGAATGCTTGGCTACAATCCAAGAAGAAATATTTGTGCAAGCGGGCTATTAAAAGTTGATTCTATTAGAACATCAGAAACTGTTACAGACAGTGCTGGTAATAATCTTAACAATGTAAACATTTTCTTTGATGATGCAAATAATCCTGACAGTTACGAGCAATTTTTATTAGTATTAAATTCTGCGATGAGCAGTAGTAATAGATATAGTGCGCCTGTAAAGTCAGGTAAAGTAGCAGATGTGCCAACAGACATTTATGAAATACAAACTCAATTAAATGCTCCTATTAGTTTTCCTTTTAAAATTAGTGTTAACAATAGACAATTAAACTTTGAGGTTGTTAATCCAGATTTTAAAGACGGCGGCGTGTTTGAAGAACAACACCCTAATTCACTTAATAACTTTAATTTAATTTACAGAAACGATGGTAAAGGTATAGGCAGTGATGACACCGGATTCTTCTTGATGTTTAAGCAGGGTACATTAGGTACTAACGATTTTAACTACATTACACCTATTGAAAATAGAATTGAAAATGTTAATATACCAAACATTAACGAAAGTGATGTTTGGTTATCAGAATTAGATTCAAATGGTGTAACTTTAAATAAATGGCAACGAGTACCTAACACTGTTGGACAAACATTAACATATAACGATCTCACACTAGGTGAGAAGAATTTATATTCTATAGAAAATATTGATAATGCAGGTATAAGATTAAAATTCCCAGACGGTACATTTGGTAATATTCCTTACGGTAGATTTAAAATGTATCACAGGGTTAGTTTACCTGAAGCATTTACAATTACTCCTGCAATGGCAAGAAACATACAGATACCTATTCCTTATGAAAATGCAACTGGCGAAAAGCACACATTAACTATTACATGTAGTTTAAAGTACACTGTGAAAAACAGTTTGCCAGCAGAAACATTGGGTGCTATTAAACAGAGAGCACCGCAAGCATTCTATACACAAAACAGAATGGTTTCTGCACAGGATTATAATGTGTTTCCGTTTAGTCAAAGCAGTAATATTACAAAACTAAAAGCAATTAATAGAACTCATGCCGGCCATAGTAGATATATTGATATTAATGATCCGACAGGAACATATCAGAATTTAGAAACATTTGCACAAGATGGTGCATTGTATAGTGAAAGTAAAACAGTTACAAGCCAATTTACAGTAGGTATTAATAATACAGTTTCTGAAGTATTAACAGTAACATTACCTAAAATACTTAAAAATCAGAGATTGAGTAATTTTGTTTATAACCAATACAGAGAAGGCTGGATGGATTTGGATACAAACAAATTCAACATTGAAAGGCATGATATATTATTTAAATCATTACCAGTTGTAACAGGCAAAAGCCAGACAGGTTATTTTACAGAAAAATCTTCTGTAGCAGGACAGGAAAATGTTTTGGTGAACAATTATTTTAATAATACAACTGGCAAGTTTATGTTTAAAATGTTCCAAGAAAATAATTTCTTAAGATTTGAGAATCCTAGAGATCCATCCGATTGGACTTGGGCTAGACTTACACGAGTCGATAATAATGGTGAACTCAGCAGTGGATTAAGCACAGGAGTTGCACCTATACAGATAAGTGATAAGATTCAACATAACTGGAAAGTTACAGACTATATTCCTAGTATTAGAAAAGAATTTGCCACTGATAGAAATGAAAGATCATTGATTGGCACTGAGTTAGAAAACAAAAGAACCTTTGCATTAGGGTACGATTCAGAAAAAGACTTTTGGTATGTTATACAAAATACGAATATAGACAAGACCGGTGAATGGTCACCTTTTTATTCTAGAAACACATCCGGCAATGGACTTGATGCAAGTTGGTTAGTGCTATGTGAGTTTGCAGGAACAGTCAACGGAAAAACAACATACAATGTTACTAGTAGAGGTCAGCATTACATAGTTGAAAGTAAAAAAGATCTTAAGTTTTATAATATACAAAACTCAAAAATACTTGATTCTGATAATGCCGCAAATCAGGATTTAATTACATTTACAAAACTAAACTTTAAACCTGGTAGTTCAGAAACATTTACTTGGATAGATTCTAATTCAGATGGTTTAGGCGATTCGTTTAAAGGTGATGTATTTAGAAGTGATTTAAGCGGTGACTTGTATCAGCCAAACGGATATCTAACAAATATTCCTTTGAGAGCAAGAAATACTAAGTGGTATGATGTTACTGTAGATTGGAAAACAAATTTAGGCATATTTAGAAATGGTGATCGACCATCTAATGTATTTGTTAATCCAGCAATAGTAAATTTGCCTACATATTTTAAAACCGATGATAGCGGTGCCAATGCTAGTTATAGTAATATTACACTTTCAAACAACAGCGGTATTATTAACTTTTGGCCAGGACAGGTTACATTTGAATTCAATAACACAACATTTGGATATAACATTTTGGCCGCTAACGGTGAAATAATTTATAGAGATTATAACAGCGATACTGAGCAATTAGAAATTTATCATGCTAATGCCACAACAGGCACATACAGTTATGGTCCTAATAACGATACTGCTAACGCAAATGCAACAGGTAGAGTACTGTTACTTGATTCCAATCCAACTCTTCAAACAGGAAATATTAGGATTAAGAATTGGAATGAAAACGCACATACTTATGTAAGAGATGCAGGCGGATTAAGCAGAGATCAAATGGTTGTTAATTATTCATACGACAAGGATAAACTTGATAATGATATTAAATGGACTGTGGTAGAGCCGGTCAAATACAATGACGGATTTACAGACAATCGTAAAGTTATTGTATCAGCATACGATGTTGATGGCGATCTAGTTCCTGATAGACCATTACAATTTAGAGAGTTTGTTAATAAACATGATTTAGTGTTCTTTGACCACTATACAGATTTTGATGGTTATAAGTATAGTAGACCTTTTACTGGTGCCATTGAGGACTTGAGAAACGAAACAAGTATTAGTGTTAATATAGGCACAAGAGAAATTAGTCCTGGTAGTTATGCTAATACTAAGAGCCTAGACAACATAAATTTGGTAATACTTAAAAAGCAAACCTTAGTAAGTGAATTTGAAAATAATGTAGGCGCATTAAACGGATTGTTGTTGTATGCAGTGGATACCAAAAAGATTTTTCAATTAACTAAGCAGAGCACTAATCCTCAGATTGTATCTGCAATAGAAAAAGACGAAGACGAATTTTATGTGAGAAATGGTAGGTCAGCAGGTCAAAATACTGCATCACAAAGCAACGACGAAGTGATTTTTAAATGGAAGCATGTTGCACCTAAAGATGTGAGAATTGATCCTAGCATTAGTAATGTGGTTGAAATGTTAGTGTTAACTAGTACATATTACAGTGATGTATTGAAGTACAAAAAAGTACCTGGCACTGAATGGCCATATCCGCCAACCAGTTCAGAATTAGCAAACGAATTTAAAGGTTTACAAGAATTCAAATCAGCAAGTGATACATTGGTATTTAAGAGTGCCAAATTTAAGAAATTATTTGGTGATGATGCAGACGAAAGCGTACAAGCAAAATTTAGAGTTGTCAAACTAAAAAGTTCTACACTTAGCGACAACGAAATTCGAAGTAGAATTATTAAAGCATTTGACACATACTTTAATGTAGATAATTGGGAGTTTGGTGAAACTTTTTACTTTACAGAACTCAGCAGTTATGTGCATCAAAGATTGGGCAGTAATATAGGTAGTATAGTTATTGTACCTAGAAACACTAGTGGTAAGTTTGGTGATCTTTTCCAAGTAAAAGGTGAACCAGATGAATTGTTTTTAAATACCGCTACTGTGAATGATATAGAAGTTGTAGAAAAAATTAGTCAACAAACTTTAAGTGTAAAAAGGTAAAATTTAAATGGCCGATAAGTTAGTAAACAATTTACCAGTTGTATTGCAAACTACAGCAATTAAAAACTTTTTCGAAAGTACTGTAGAGCAATTATATAGCCAAGCAAATACAACTGTGCTTTCCGGATACATTGGTAAGAAGACCGGTGACGACACAGGTTTATCCGGAGCATTTATTGACACACTGAATCCAGATAGATTCCACTATGCTTTTAGTCCAGCGGTAAACAATTTAAATCCTATTACTGGTGAAAGTGAAAATGTAATTTTCTATGATGAATTTATAGATATACTTAAAACTTATGGTGTTAATGTAAGAAATCATAATACATTGTTTGGTTCTAATTACCAAACATTTATGCCACCGATTAATGTTGACAAGTTTATAAATCATGCAGAATATTTTTGGTCACTTACAGGCCCAAGTGTTGTTACAATCACAATGGATCAATACAATCCTATTAATATAGAAAAAGATATTATAGGCAAAAAAGAATACACATTTGTAGATGGCACAACATCTCCAAACATGAACGGTAAAAAATTACGCAACGGAATGGTTATTTCTTTTGTTGGTAATTATGTTATACCTTCTAGTTATATTGCAACAAATTATATTGTAGGTGGTGTAGGAGAAAGCATTTATCTAACCAAGCAAAGTATTAGTAATAGAATGTTTGGTGCTCAAGCAAATCAAGAATACTCAGACTACATGGTTATAGAAAGAGGATCAGTAGTTGGTTCTGCTTGGAGTAGATGTAACCACTGGTATCATAGAAATAACTTTTTAGATGTAGGTGATACATTACCGGATAAAAAATACAGAGCTCAAAGACCTATTATAGAATTCGATAGACGAATAGAAATGTATAACCACGGTACAAATTATCGAGGTGAAGTAGATTTATTTGTTACAGAAAATCTCATATCAGACATACAAGGCCAATCAACATTTACTATAGATAATGTTGATTTAACTAACAATATGTTAATTGTTTTTGATAACGAATCTGAAACAAATAAAAACATTATCTATAAAGTAAGCGGTGTAGGTTCAAGTATTGCTTTAACAGCAGAAGGTGCTGTGCTTGCTACAGGTGATACATTTAATATTAAAAATGGTATTAATTATAGTGGAATAGATTATTTGGTAACAGATGCAGGATTCCAGCAGGCACAAAATAAAACAAATGTCAACCAAGCACCTCTGTTTAATTTATACGACGATAAAAATAGATCATTAAACAATCTTGGCATTTATCCTAGTTCATCTTTTGACGGTTGTAAGATATTTTCTTATAAAGTAGGAACAGGCACAAATGATAGTGTATTAGGGTTCCCTTTAAGTTACAGTCAATTTAAAAGTGCTAGTGAAATTAGTTTTGAGAACTGTATAGAAACAGCATCATATAACTATAAACCATTCGGTAGTAGTACAAACAGTTCTATAAAAGGTGCGTTTTATTATAAATTACTTGGCAACAAAACAGAGTATCATTCTTATTGGAAGACAGTAGATGCTTTATCTCGTCAAAAAATTCATACAACATACACTATTGATGCTAATATTATCGAAGATAAGACTTTAATTTACGATATTGGTGCAGTACCAAACACTAGATTAGGCACGCCTAGTGGTTATGATATAATAGTTAAAAAGAACAGTGTTATAATTTCTGATTACACTTATAACGACGGAAACATCGTATTTTCAAAATTTGATTTTAAAAATGGCGATATCATTGAAATTGAAGTTGTAAGTGATGATGGCTTACGATTAATTAATAATAGTAGATATGATATTCCTTTAAGTTGGAGAAACAACCCTGATAAGAATGATATAGAAATTATTGCAGAACCTCAGTACTTGCCTCACTTTAAGAGATTTGTAGAAAGTCAAGACGGATTTGCAGGTGATGCATTAGCAAGCAACAATTTTGATTCTAGTCCTAAAGATTTAATACACGCAACTGACATTACCATGTCAAACGATAATTTGATCTTAGGTGCGTTTTTATTAGACGATCAACCACATAACTTGCTTGAGTCTATTAGATTTGTTGGCAGAGAATACGAAAAGTTTAAAAACAGATTAAAATCAGAAATACAAAAATATTATAATACATTTGATACTAGTCTTTATTCAAATGAATATTTACTTGAAAAAGTTTTAAGAAATACAGTATCATACAGTATAGGTAAAGGTGTATTTGCAACTAGTTATATTTTACCGTATGGAGATAACTTTGTAGAACAAACATTTGATGTTACAGATGTTGCAGAGTTTGAATATACACTAGACGAATATAAAGATGTTGCACTTTTAGAAAATACTGCACTAGTTTACTATAAAGCATTTAACGATGAATTCCCTCGCATTTTATTATTAGATGATGAATATACATTTAGTAGCACTAACCCAATTACGGTTCAATTAGATTCTTCTAAATTCACATTATCAGTAGGCGACACAATTATTGTAAAATTGTATGATGAAAACAGAGACAGTGCTGAATGTCCTCCTACACCGAGTGCAATGGGCATATATCCGTTACATCAACCTAGAATAGAAACAGATTCATCGTATCAAACTCCTATAGATGTTGTAATAGGACACGATGGCAGTAAAACACCAACAGTTGGTAACATCACTGATGATATTTTATTAGAGTTTGAAAAAAGAATTTACAACAGTTGTCAAAAACAATTTAGAGATGCAAACAGTTTACCAAAATTGAACACAACAGATGTACGAGCTGGTTACTTTAGAGATACAGATTTTGAGCCTAAAGAATATGCAGATTTATTAAGACATAATTTTATTATCTGGTCTAGTGCAAATAAAACAGATTATCAGAAAAACGAGTTTTTTGATCAAAACGACAAGTGGACTTGGAATTACAGAGGCAATATAGATCTTCCAGGTCACTGGAGAGGCTGGTACAATTATTACTACGATACAGTGAGACCCCATACTCATCCATGGGAAATGTTGGGTTTCTTTGAAAAGCCAACTTGGTGGGATACGCAATATGGCACCGACTACACTGCTCTAAATGAGAGCATGTGGAACGATTTAGAACTAGGTATTATTAGGCAAGGGCCTAGAGAAAACTTTGCCGATGAAAGTTACAAAATTAAAAATAATTTTGCAAGACCAGGTCTGTCTAATTTATTACCAGTAACAAAAACAGGTACACTTTTAAGTCCTGGTGAGATATCTAGTAACGGTTCTACAACAAACTCACTTAATTGGTCAAACGCAAGAGTTGCTAGTTTAGATATTACAGACCAGTTTTATGACAGTCAAGGACACAATAATCTTCCTAACGGTATTAATGTAACATACGGTACTGGTACATCTGCAAGGATTACATGGGATACTACTGGTTGGGATACTGTGGGTGTTGGGTTTGACAGTTTCCAAATTGCAAATATCTATATTAGAAATGACAATATAGAGTCTGGTTTCCAACTTTATAATTATACATTTGAACAAATGGGAAATAGCAGTATTGTCCCTGAAGGCGTAGTTGCCCAGGGATTTGCAGACGAGCTAGGTGATAACTTTGTTGGTGTTACTGTTACTGGTGTGCCTATTTACAGTTTAAAAGATGAAAACAAAACAGATGCATCAGGGACATGGCATGAAAACCCGATTTATAGAAACGAAACAGCACCTAAAGGAACTTACATTATTGAGCCTAAACATGCAGGCTTAGAGGAATGGAGTACAACAGAGCATTCGCCTATTGTAGGATTTGCATGGGACGGGTTACCAATTTACGGTCCTTATGGTTATGCTGATGCTATGGACAGCAGTAGTGGTATTACAAATATTAAAAGTGTTTTTAGACTTAAATCTGGAACAAGAAGCAGTGGCCCAGGCGGGTACCATACTGGTGAATACTTAGAAGATTATGAATATGATGCAACAGATGATAGTGCAGATGGCTTTGTAGGATTCAAGCCTGGACTAGCAAAATACAACATGAGATATGGTGTAACACCTGAATCTCCTACAACACCTATTTATTACTATGTTACTACAGTAGATTATAACGGCAACCCTATGTTCCCGTATGCATTTGGTGGAATAAAAGACTCTACAGATGCAATATGGGGTTCTAGTGAACCATATACTTGGTCAGGCAAATACTATGCCGTTGCACTTAAACCTGAAGAAAATAACGCAGGCAATATTACTACAGTAGGTGAATTAAACGCAATCACTAGCACATATGATATAGTAACCACAGTTACAGGTTCAGGTAATTTAATATCTAATGATTGGAAGTTTGGCGATGGCGCACCTGTAGAAAATGCATGGAAGTATAGTTCATCGTATCCATTTGCAATAACAGAAGCATTGTTACTGGCCAAGCCCGGAAGATTTGTAACATTATTTGCAGACCCAACAAATACTGAAACACCTCCTGCAGAAAGTTTCAAACTTATTAATAAAACTGATAGAGAAATATTTAAATTTAAGTCAGCAGACCATTTTAGAATTCATGGCGACTTAGATGCGAACAATGACACAATTATTAATACAGGTTATACACAATTTATACATTCTTGGTTAACATATCAAGGACTTAATACTAAGACTGATTTTGTAGATAAAATAAGAACAGTAAATACTAAACTGTCGCATAGAGTAGAAGGCTTTACAGACAAAGACACATTGAAAGTTAGAAGCGATCAGTTTAGTAGTACAAGCACTAGAAGCAGTCTCATTATTCCAAATGAAAATATTGAGATTACTATTCATAGTTCACCATATAAAAATAGAAACTTTTATAGTGGTGTAATTGTACAAAAAATTGAAAATGGTTATAAAGTTAAAGGATACGATAAAAATTTAGGATACTTTAACACATTGAAACCTAATAAGTTTGGTCCAACCAGTTCATTTGAAGTAGGTGGCGAAGCAGTTGAGTTTGTTCCATGGGAACCATTAACAGCATATCAGAAAGGTACTATTGTTGCTTATCAAGATAGATTTTATCGAGCACCTACATTTGTGACCAGCAGTGAGTCATTTATAAGTTCTCTTTGGCAATCATTATCTGGTCTTCCAACTAGAGGATCGGTCAAAGGAGTAATTTATCAAGAATCTTTACCAGAAGTAGTAAGAGTAGAATACGATACTGTATTTGCTACTCACCAAGAAGTGTTCGAATTCTTAATAGCATTAGGAAACTACCATGAAAGTTTAGGTTTTGATTTTGGTGGATTTGATGTTGGTATTAATGACGCAAGAAATTGGACATACGCAGGTAAGCAATTCTTATTTTGGATAGCAGGCGGATGGCAAAATAATAACACTATCGAACTTTCACCGATGGCTACTAAAGTAGCATTTGAGAGTGAGACCGGATTTATTGCAAAAGTAAACAGAATTGAAAGAAGCCAATTTAATCTTATAGATCAAAATGGTAAAGCAATTCAGCCAACTGAGTGTGAAATAGTTCGTGTTGATAACAGAATAGAAGTTATTCCGCCATCCGGCACACAAATCTATGGATGCCTGTTGTACACTAAAGAAATTGAACATGCGTTGACTGTAGATAATTTAACAGAATTTAATGATACAATTTACAATCCTTTATACAATCAAAAACAAAATAGATTAAGATTAAAAGGTAAGAAGACTGCTAACTGGGATGGTAGATTTAGCAGTGAAGGTTTTATTATTCAAGGCGACGAACTTAAACCTAACTTAGACAACATGGCACAAAGTTTAGGCCGTTACCATGAATTAGGATTTGTGCCAGTTGAAAAACACTTATACGAAAGGGCTAGAGGACTATTTGGGTATACTGAAAAATCATATCTATCTGATTTAGAGATGGACGATGATACACAATTTGAATTTTATAGTGGTATGATTAGAGAGAAAGGTACTATACCTTCTCTACAGAAAATTTCTAAGAGCAACAACATCATTCAAGGAAATATGACAATATTTGATGAATGGGCTGTTAAGGTTGGAGATTTTGGTGACTTAGAAAATGATCAAGCAATTGAATTGAAGATTGATAGAGATGATATTGTTTCAGATCCTCAATTAATTACTTTAGCATTCCCTGAAGACACAACCGGCGTAGTAGATAAAATTAATGTGGTTAGCACTAGTCATAGATATCACAGTGTACCTTCAATAGAAATAAATCAGCCTATTAAAGATCCTAAGATTACGGCAACTGCAAAAGCAGTGTTAAACAGTGCAGGAGAAATTTCTTCCATAGAAGTTACAAACGAAGGCTCTGGATACGAACAAACCACCGGCCTTAATATTATTGCAAGTAACATTTTAATAAGCGACACAAGGCATTTATTTAAATCACCTCAGGCACAAAGTACAGCAATAGTATCAGATAATTTAAGTGGCATGACTTTAAGCAACATTACTATTACTGATCACTTTGGTAATGCAAATGTTGACATTGATGTAAGCAGTGCAAGTAATTTGTATATGATTGCAGATGCAATCAATAATAATGCAGATGTAAATGCAAACATTAAAGCATCATTTGCAACATTTAATATGGTAGTAGAGGGCGATTACGATGTAGATGAAATTGCTCCTGTAAATGTACAAGGCAGAATATCTATTGTTGGTAGTGACTTTACTCTCACAGAGAGTGGAACCACACTTAGTGATTTAAACTTAACACCAGGAAGGTATCAACCTAAGCAATCATTTAGCATAGACACATTCGATGCTAAAACAGATGGCACAGGTTCGGAAACTAATGCTTCTCATATTGCTATGACAATTAACGGAACTGCTGTTCCGTCTGACAATGGAAACAACTGGGTATATGATCACGGTAGTAGAACAGCATTAAGTTTTGTAACTTCTGGTATTCCTAACTCACAAAAAATTATTCCTGGTAGTGGTGGCTTAGTTTCTCCCGATACAGTTTATTCAGGGAACATAACTTTAATCAGTCCATTTAACAATAAAACATTTAATGTAGATGCAAATAATATTGTTGCAACAGAAAACATATATCCTCATGTAGATGTTTATGTTAATGGCGATAGATTGGTTAATACTCCTGACTGGAAACGATACGAGTTTTTAAGTAGTACCAGTTTAAAAATATATGATGTAGGCAGTTTAAAAAATAAAATGTTAGCCGCAGGTGCGAACATCTACATTAAAGAACATTCTACGATCACATTGAATGAAAACTATCAAGGCGATTTACCTAATGCTACAATTAGAATTAAGGTTACTGCTACAGATAATATTACTGCTCTAGTTAAGAGCAAACGAATTTATGAAATAACACCAGATGTTAAAAATGATGATACTATATTAATCGATATAGATGACAACAAACGATTCCTCAAAAAACCTTTGGGTGTTAAAGAAAACGGACTTTGGCCAACAACAGCAAATATAGATTGGCGCGGCGCCGTTGATGAAAAATTTAGAGAAATTCCTAATGCAGGATATGTGCATAAAGCAAATGTTGATTTTAGAGCATTTAGACCGCAAGACATTAGATCATTTTTTGTAGACACAAACTTAGTTCAGCCAGATGAAGGTCACACAATTCATGTTGCAAAAAGCGAAAACAAAACATGGAATGTCTACCAACTTAAGAATATAGAAGCAAATACATCTTATATTGAAAACGAAGCAGGCCAAAGAAGTGCATATTTATACACTGATAAAGATCTGTTTGAATACACAGACAACAATCAAATACATGACATTGATACTGGTAGATTCTTAGATTATCATCTAATTGTTAAAGATACAAATTTAAATGAAAAGTTTGTAGTGTGGACCAACCAGGAAGTTGTAAATGCTAAACAAGTTAGAATTAGTAATCTGTCTAGTATTAAAATGGTAGAAGCAAATATTGTTTCTATTGCGCCTTCGATTGATTCAACATATGAAATCACAAACTTTAGTTCAACAGTTAGCAAAATTAGCTCAGCAAGTGCCGCGGCACTAGCAAATAACACTGTGAGAATTACAGCCGCAACAGACGGCTTGTTTGATGGCTCTACAGTAAGTTTCGGATCTGCATTAGGTAATACATTCCCATTATACGGAAATACATTTGTAGTCGGTAATGTCGAAATAGGAAGATTTACAGTAAGTCTAAGTAATGCACAATATAATGCATTTGTAACAACTGACTGGGCTAATCAAGGTAACGGTATTGTTGATGTAGGTAATTTGGTATTAGAAACTAGAAGTAAGACATTGGTTACATCAGTAGACCATCCTTTCTTAAGTGGACAAAAAGTTAAAATTACTGATGCTGGTACATACAATGGTGTGTTTAATGTTGAAAGTGCCACAGCAAATACTTTTATTATCAATGTGCCTTACTATGCAAATACAGCAACTACAGGTAATATTGTAACTAAAAACCTTAAGATTACATTCGATAAAGACTTAGGTATAACAGGATATACTGGTAAAATTGGTATTCACAATTTCCCAATAAGTTATTACAATAAAGTTGTAAATGCACACCTAACCAGAGACAACTACATGCAAGTGCTGGATTTGTATCCATGGCAAAATAAAACAAGTTATGCAAACTTTACTTTAACAGCCAATGCTAATATTGCTACCCTAGGTGACATCACTGGAGAATTAATAACACAGGCTAATAGTGGTGCAACTGCTATTGTGGTAGGACAGAACGATTCTGTGTTAACACTGCAACAAGTTAACGGTTCATTTACCTACAAAGGCACAGACACATTGTCAAGTAATGTTACTGGCACATTGAATGCATATCCTACAAAAGTTAGCACTCAAGCAGTAGTCAGCACACTAGACCATGATGTGATTAATCCTAACTTTAGCACAATCAAATTAGATAACATTAAGAGTGCTGACGGCATGGTGGAGTCGTTTAATAGACGACAAGCAATGATGAGGGCATGGTTAGGATATCGAGGAAGTTTTAGCATGAACTTCCCATGGTTAGATAATCCAACAAATATACCAGGAGGTATAAACAATACTGCTGGTGGTACACCATATGTTACAAATCAAGTATTAAACAGTGGTGCTATTGACATGACTGATATTGCTGTAACAGGGCAAATTACAAGTAATCCTATCGCTAACGATTATTCAGGATTTAATTTAGATTTTGATAGCGAATCAATACCAACTACATTTGATCCAAGTAGTTACACGAATAGTCAACCTACACCAATCAAAATACCAGATAATTTTAATCCGCTAGGATTACCAAGTTATTTAAATCCGGTTACTCCTGGAGTTAATTATAGCAGTACTGGTACTAGTAGTGCAGTAGGACCAGACTTAACCAGCCTTCAAAACTGGGTAGACAATTATGGCACACAACTTGGTAGTGGTTTTGGGTGGAACTTTAATATCGATGTTGATGCTATACAAGATTATATAGACGGACTGACTGGCCCGGCTGACCCGGCTGATAGTAATACTACAGGACCAGGACCATGGACGGATGATGCTATCACACTAACCACCGACATCAAACCGATTGATATTCCTATTATTACAAGTTGCCCAGCACCTGAGATGCCAATTAAGATATCACAAGACGGTAAAACAAAACCCGCAGGAGATTTATCAGTAGGCGATGTTGTATATACAGCACATGAAGATACTGGCGAGTATGGATTGTATAATGTAACCTATGTAGAAATTAAACAGGAGAAAAGGCTTAAAGTTAAATTTGATGACGGCTTTGAATTTATAGGTTCTTACACTCACAAATTTAAAGTTGGTGATGATTGGGTAGAAATACAAGATTTGCATGTAGGCGATAATGTTCAGGGTGTTAATATTGTCAGTATAGAAGATGATATTATAGATGACATTGTGGTAATCACTGTAGAAGATGCCCACACATATATTGTCGGTGAATTACTGTCACATAATAAAACATTTCAGGAGACCAAGACATGTAATAACAGTTATGCAGATGGAGATTATGATCCAACCACATGTTTGTTATATTGTGACAAATACTATAATTATCCACACTTTAGTCCAGACCCAGGACCAATTCCTGGTACAACATGTACTCCAGGACCAGGACCAAGCGGACCAGGACCAAGCGGACCAGGACCAA